GCCTTACGCGGCGTCAGCCCAAGTTTCACTTGCTGCTGAGGCTGTTGTCCATTCCGAATTGTCAGGGGAAACGGCAGACCAGACCTCGGCTGCTTGATTTGCATCTTGCCATATTTCTGCTGCGGGATCAACATCTGTCCACACTTCGGCTGTACTAGCCTCTGGTTCCCACTTTTCAATCGCATTGCAAACCGTACTAATAACAGAACTAATTGCAGCACTGCTGAATTGAACGCGGTTTACTGTTGCAACATTTGTTGTAACAATTGACACGCTTGGCGCAATGCTAACAACCGTCACGGCATTTGCTGCAACAGTTGCACTTGACGCAACAGATGCAGATCCAAGTCTTACGCGCTCTATTGCGCTTGTATTGCTTGCCGCAATGCTGACTGCTGCGCTCTGCTCGCGCACACGTTCAGCAGATGCTGCACCAGTTGCGCTTACAGATGACGTTGCGTCACTCTCACGGACGCGTTGGGCTGAGCCTGCAGCAGATGCAGAAATGCTAGATGTTGCGCTGATCTCGCGCACACGCTGCGCATCAGAGGTATTGCTTGAGCTAGACGCAACGATAGACGCAGCAAGGCGCACACGCAGCACGGCAGATGCTGTTGATGTGACGCCAATGACAATGGCCTGACCTTCTATAAACGCACCGCTTACGCCATACGCCTCAATGCCATATAAGCCTTTGCCGTAAGCGCTGCGGTACGTTACGTCAGCCATTTATGATCTCCTTGCGTACTCGCCATGGTAAATTTTTTCAGCAGCAAATCTTGCGGCAGCAGCCTCATCCTTTGTTTCATAACGACCTAAGTGCTTTCGCCTCTTGTCTACGTCAATATACACATACCACACATTTCTAGCCTTGTCATACGAAACGCCTTTTATACCGCTCGCGCTATCTGACCTGACTTTTTGGTTCATCGAATTTTGAGATGCCGTTACCTCTCGCAAATTTGACCATTTATTATTTAGACCATTCCCGTCAATGTGATCTATGTGCTTTTCTGGCCATTTACCAGTTTGCAACAACCATATGATCCTGTGCGCTTTATATGGCTCGCCAAGTACAGTAACATTTATATAGCTAGTATAGTGATCAACCTTGTGCTTCCTTACGCTGCCAGCAGCTTTTCCCTTTGGCGTTGCATTCGTTTGTACACGCCAAGTTAATTCACCACTATCAGGGTTGTAATCAAATAATGCTTTCGCTAACTGGTAATCAATCATGTATCCACCTCATGTGCTTGGTGGATACATAATAATACTAGTCGAGGGTGACGTCAAGCTCAGCGGAATTAATTCGCAACACATCGCCTGTGTCAATTGCCTTGCTTGTGCTGAGCGCGGCATATGCAATCAAATTACCTGACGTTGACGCATCGAAAACACCGATGTGCGTGACTGTGCCATACGACGCTGTGGCCGTGGGAAACTCAATCGCGGCAGAGTTTGACGCTGTGTTGCCCGATACAGTGAAGGATACGCTCTGACGCGCATATGCTGTGCCAGATGTGCTTACTTCAGTCCCACTTGCATCCTCATCAGGGTTTGATGTGAATAGCGCGACGTAAAATGATGATGGACGCGTAACGGCATCGCCAGTCAAAAGCCATGTCAATACGCGTGTCTCGAATAGATTACTTAGCGACATTTTTATTTCTCCTAATATGCGCGGATACGCATGCGCCGACCAGATCCGCCGAACTTCGTTGCTTCGCTCTCTGCATTTATAGCAGATATTGCATTCTGATACAAAGCCGCCCAAACCTGAATGCGAGCATCGTCTTTCAAATATGGGGCTGAGTGGATCAATGCGCCATACAAATACGCATCTGGATAGTATTGCAGCAGCCAATTTGATGTATTGCTGTCAGACAGCGCGGGGATTGTTCTATAATAATATAACTCCGCCGTGTATGTCCCATCAGGCACAGGATAGACCTCAATCTCGCCTGCAGTGATCGCGTAATACGCAGGCTTTCCAGATGTATTCAGATTGCGATACTTGCGATCCAACAATTCAGCTTGGCTGATTAGCTCCAAGGGCCGCGTGTCGTTTGACGTGATGTAAAACCGAATGACCTCCAAGAAGTCCGCAGGAATTGCGCTGTATTGCGTGTCGATCTCTGCGGTGCTGCGCTTTTCCATGCGCCAGTGACGCAGGCCACGCTGCATGTCAGCCTCTGCCAATGCAATAAAATCTGCGGCAACCGTGTCTAGGTCATCGCGATTGAGAAAGTCTGTTATTGAGCTTTTCAGCTCTGCGTATGTTGTTATTGGCATTTAACTCACCACTTTACCTTGTGGCTCCAGTACCGCGCAGACATTTTATCTGGGCTAGCATCTTGAGCATTGTGTCTTGCGTAGTATGACTTGCGCCGCGCTTTGTCTTTGTCTGTCGTGGGGTTTTTACCTGCACCCTTTACACCCTGCTGACCAAAACGAATCGTTTTAGTCTCATTGCCAACCTTAGCCACCACAACATGTGACTTAGTGGGATGGCTTGGTGTGCGCTTGGGCTTATTATAACCTGACACACCAGCACGAGTTAGCTTAGGGTCTTTAGCCATTATCATCTTACCTTATTTGCAAAATATATAACAAACATATTATTACCTAAAATTCTGACCAAAAAAATCTTTAAATGGTACATTTGTTCGACCATTCATTACAGCGTCAGCATAAAACTGTGCGGCTTCAGTTCCCATTAATTGAGCAGGAATTGTTGACGTTAAATAATTAAATTTAACTAGGCGATCATTTTGTTGTATTGTTGGGGCAGTATTACCACCACCAACACCAAACACACCTTCTGCATAATCATTTGGAACAGCGCCTGACACCCCACGCGGAACTGCATTATCAACCACTGATGACTGAGGGGCATTAACCATTGAAGAATTAATTTGATTGTTTCCACTTTGCAATGGGGCTTGTGATATAGTTGGTGATTGTGGATATCCAAATGGATCAAGCCCCATCCCCAACTCAGCGGCAGCTTGTGCGTAGAGTGGATTTGCCATCAATGATTGCTGCATCAAGCGATCTTCTGCCGACATAGGTGCCACTGGCATTTGCATTAAGCGTTCTTCAGGGGAAACACCGCGCTTGCCACCGCGTCCATTTTGAGGCCCATAAGTTAATGGTTCAGGCTTAATCTCATTAGCGCTTACAACTTTTGGCGCAACAGTTACTGCTGGAGTATCACCAAGCAACCCATGCGCCCGCATACGCGCACGTTTTCGCGCCTCATCCTCAGAACCATATGGCTTAGCAATCATATTTGCTAAAGCAGAAAATATTCCGCCACCCTCAAATTTATCTCCCATCTTGCCAGCGCCGCCGCCATCAATCATGTCAAGGAAATCTAAAAACTTAGCGTTAGCCATTACTTCTTACCTTTTGCCATACACTTACCAGCACGCTTACACGCGGCAGGGGTTGGACAACCTTTACATGGTTTGAACACAGGTGCTTTCATTTTCGTTTTCCTTTTGACTTGCCAGCTTTAGACAGAGCAATCGCCACAGCCTGCTTTTGAGGTTTACCAGCTTTCATCTCCGCACGAATGTTCGCAGAGATTACTTTCTTGCTTTTACCTTTCTTAAGCGGCATAGCCAAACTCCTTTGCTGCACAATAACACTTTATGCAATTCCGCGCAAACCCCGTCGTATTGCGCCGCGCCAATTGCTTGCAGCACCAGATAACGCAGTCGCAGCATCACTTGCCATAGTCAAGCACAACGCATCGGCAAGGTCAGGCGATGACAAGCCACGCCGACGCATCTCATCTTTACCCTCAGCCTTCATTTTACCACTAGAAGTAAAGCTATATCTAATGCTGGTCAACTCTGCGATTAGTTGATCATTTGGCGGTAGCTTACATGAGCGATCTTCCAGCCACGCCTTAGTCTTAAACCACAACTCACTACGCAAATTTGTATAAGTTTCCTTCATGCTCGGCGATTCAGCAACATTAATGCCACGCACTGGCAACTCTAGCTCACGCAAGCGATCCACAACGCCAGAGCCAATACCAATACTATCCACAAGTATTTCTCTAGGACGATTACTAGGCGACAGCGCTTCATACTCAGCAACAACACGGCCAACAGTCTGCATCAAATCCAAGCCACGCCAACTGCGTATCTCAGTTACAACTGGGCCTTGCCGCTTACACAACGCCGTGCAGTCAGTTCCAAATCGAGCCACATCCAAGCCCCACACAGGCTTAGTCTCGTCACTTACCTCGACATCACGATGGGTTGCACTCTCCACCAAATGAAACGGAATAATTGTATCATCATCCGCAAGAGGAAACTCACCCAGCACACGAATGCGAAACGCGTTACTTTCCTCACCATAACGCTGCCGCATTTCCTCGACAAACTCATCACTCACTAGTGGCGAATCAACGCAAGACCATCTGCGCGTCCACCAACTATCAGACAAACGCGTCTGACTTTCATAAAACGTGCCACTGCTTCGCGTCGGGTTACTCAGCATAATCGTAACCGCACTATGTCCAGACATAGAACCAGCCGCAGCCTCAAACACTTGCTCAGGCACACCTGACGCCTCATCCACCACCAACATAACATGCTCAGAGTGAACACCAGCCAAAGCTTCTGGCGTCTCAGCACGCGACGTTCTAGCAGAAATAAACATCTCGCTCGGCGCAGCTACATGCTCAACGCGATCAGACTTCACATTCACCAACTGCTGCATTGCTGGCGGCAACTCATTAATCCAGCGCTTAAGTTCCGCAAATAGCGCGTCAAATAGCTGGCTACTGGTCGGCGCAGTCACAACCACCTTATTGGGGTAATGCATCAAGAAAAACCACAGCATTGCCCAAGATGCGGCAGTGGACTTACCCGTGCCGTGGCCACTGCGAACACTAATCTTACGCTCACCTGACGCAATGGCTTCTAAAAACTCAGCCTG